ATTGGTTGCAGTCAGCGTTCCTGTCTTGTTGACTCGAAAGTCAGGTAATTGCACTGACTTGAGTATTCGATCCTCTGCTTGAGTAATGATCGTATTAAGGTTGCTAACAAACGTGGTTTCAGTTGTTTGCAAATAATCTTGTATCGCTGTCTTTAGCGTTGTTAATGTCCAAGCCATTAGGTCACCACCGTTACACGGCCCGCTTGAGCCTCAATGTCCAATCCTACTGTACGACTGCCTAGCTCTGTGACTCCGCCACCCACAGGGTCAAACGCAAACATTTGACGACTTTCTGCTTGTGCCCTATCAGGACGCGGATTGCGTAACGCTTGCGGGTCATCTGTACGAACACGACCAAGTTGCAACTGAGGCTGATCTGGGTCAAGAACATCTTTTCCAACCAATAATCCTGTAGGGCGTTGATTCACAACTAAAGGCACTAGGTCTTTCTTTGGATATCTAAATCCTGTTAGATCGCAAAAACCAAATGCGTGCTTGCCCTCAGCGTAACTCAAAACTGATAGCCTCCGGGAGCAACATACAGAGAGGCCTTCTCTCGTGCAGAGTCTGCCGCAAGGCTCCACTGCTCATCATAGTCTGCTTTAAGTAAGGGGGCGCGCTCTGATGCCTGCGGATACTTGATAGCTAACTTGTAAGAAAGCCCTGCAACAAAACAAGGAAGGAACCTAGCAGGTAAGTCCATATTGTTAGACGCTGGCTTTCCAGCATCTTCGATTCTTTCCATGTAGTAGTAGCCAAATGTGTACGTCTCTTGGCTATCCGGGACAGGCCATAAGTTCACAGCAATGCCGTCCGGCGTTTGTTCCACGTAGAACTCTAAAGGCTTTGACTGTGTAAGCTTGTTTGACAGATGAGCATACTGACTTACTGAGATGCGATTCATCGACTGGTCAAACTGACTCGTAGTCTGGCCTGCATCAGTACGCAGGTATCCCTCGATAATATCAAAGATTTTTCCGTCTAACGCATAACGTGATGTGCCGGGCGTAAGAACCTGCGTTCCCTCTTTGACCGTCCAAAGATTAAGGCCACGGTTTTGCCACTCAAGCATTAGAAGATCAATACTTCTTCTCGCCGTGCGATAGTCATAGCCACTGCGAAGCTCTAGGCCCGCGCGCTCAAACGCCTCTTCTACGGCGTCACTAAGATCTAAGTTGAATGCAAACGTTCCGCTAGTCGCCATTACTTAACCTTCTTCTTCTTGCGCCTGCGTGTCTTTGGCGCGCTCTTAATTTGTTTGCCTGTCTGCGCTCTGCTGATCGGCATGATTACTTGCGCTTCGACTTGGCACCAGAACACTTCCATCGCTTGCGAGAAAGATTGTTAGGTGTATTGGGATCATTCTGTTTGGATTTTGGTAGGCGCTTCTTAATACCAAGCGATCTAGCACAGTAGCTGTCGCCTTTACTTGTACCGGGCTTTACCCTAGCGCCACCACCCTTCGCCTTTCCGGCCTGACCATAGCTGACCTTCTTGCCGGAGGCTGTTACTTTAACTTTCGCTTTGCCTTTAGCCGGTCTTCCAGTAGCCATTATCTGTGCCTCGCTGTCTTCTTGGCCACTTTCTTTGGCTGTTTAGAGAATTGCTTACCTTTCTTTGTGTCCGCTTTTTTCTTACGGCTTGTTGCCGCGTACTCTTTGTCGCTTAACGACTTAATCGCCTTCTCAGGTAAGTAACGCTCACCTGTTGCTTTCTTTCCTTGAGTCGATGGCTTGCCTGACTTTGTGCGCCACTTTTGCTTAGTCCATTTTTTCAGGGACTTTTGCGACTTCTTGAGCGCCATTAGTCTTTATAACCCCCACCAGACTCTTTGTATTTTTTAGCGAGCATCTGCGCTTTACGCGCAGACCACTGGCCGGGCTTACCGCCCTTTCCTCCGGCTTTGATTTGATTAAACAATCGCTTACGCAAAGTGGGCTTTGTATAGTTGCCCGCTTTGTTGACTGTTGACTTCTTCTTAGCTGGAGCCTTTGCTTTAGCCATAACTCTTTTTAACCTGCATAACGATATTGTAAGTATCGCCAGAACCAGCACCCACGGTAGTGAATAGAATGTCACCAGTCTTTCCTGTGCCCGCATTATTGGGTATGCCGCTGAAGCTAGTAAAGTCTATTGAGTCTCCCCAGTCAGAATTTAACTGCCACGCAAGAACATCGGTATCGGCGTCAAATAACATTTTAACGCCCATCCCAACAGTCACATACCAGATGTATTGGATGCTTACGCTGGTGCAAGCTTTGTTTGTCATCGGGTCAGGACTAAGAGCTGACACATCAATCTTAGTGACTGCCGTTTCGCCCGTACCATCAGACACGTTGCTAAAACGGAAGATGGCTGTCTTGCCATCCTCCTGTATGGTTTGCGTAGCTACTGCATCAGCCATGAGCTATCTCCTTAAGAAAGGTTAGCGTTTTGCTGGTAAAGAAACGTTACTCGGATTTCTCCAGCGTCTGTTGCACCAGTAGTTGTCCACGTAATTTTCTTGTCTGCAGTTCCAATGTCGGCCCAAGCCAATGCACCACCCGCTTGGGTAGTTGGATATTTGCGTCCAGCACCAGAGGCTACGGTAATTGAAAAAGCGTTAATAAACGTAGCATTGCCACCAACTGTATCACCAACACTTAAGACTGCGGTAGCGTTACCCATTGCAGTAGGGCAATCAATTACGCAGTCAATGATCTGTGAGTTAGCTGGAATAACAACATTAGTAGCGTTAGCCGCAGAAGCGCCGCTCGCTAAAGAACCAGTAGAAAATGTTTGAGCCATAACGACTTGGCCAGTGTTCTTGACATCTGATCCTAGCGTGGTGCCCGTGGTTTCTTTGATAGTACCGGCCTTAATAGGACCGGAAAAGGTAGTTTGTCCCATGTCAATCTCCTGTCTTGGGATGTCAGTTAAAAACTGTCAGGAAAAAATAAGGGGGCCGAAGCCCCCCGTTTAGCATCAGGATGCGCCGGGCGATCCGTAAATGCCGAGTGGATCAGATACACCGAAGCTGTAACGCTCGCGAGCTTTGTAGCGAACGTTGCCAGTGTCGAAGTCTCCATCCATTGAAGTTTCCAGAGCAGTACGCTGGAAGTGCTTCATGCCGTTTGGAATGTCGGTAATGATGAAGAACGCATTGCTGTCAGTCAGGTAGTGATTGACAGAGAAGCCTTCTGGGATTGCACCCATATTGCGAATTGCGTTGATATCATTATCGGCAGTACCAACACGCTGAGTGGTTTCTAGCAAACGATTTGCCGTAAACATCAACGCGGGTGGAACAATCAAACTGCGTGGACGTGCCGCAATCAAGAGACCACGCTCATCGGTGAACGCCGCGATTTCAATCACTGCATTCTCAAGCGAAGTTTCGTTGAGGTCAGCCGCCGTTACAGGACGGTTGTTGTTTTTGCCACCACTTACGAGCGGGTGTCCATCACCCCCAGCTACACCGTCACCTGAAGCGGTAAACAAGTTAACGCCATCACCAGACTGGAAAGAGTTGGTGAAGCCATTGTTAAGCGGATAAGCCGCTTTAACTTGCTTGGTGTAAGCCATAGCGCGGGCAAGAGCTTTGGTATAACGAGCAGACAGTGAGTCATACAAGTTATCTTCCATTGCTTCCTCTGTAATAGAGAAGCCCATTGCGATGGTCTCGTGGTTGTAACGAGCGGTGAAAGCTTCCTGAGCTGAATCGTAGCTAATAGCCGATCCTTCAGCCTTGACGGGAGCCGCCGCGAAGCCCGAGAGCTTCACTTCTTCTTCGAAAGAACGATCAGACGATTCCGTCTCATAGATCATTTCGTGCTCGTCTTCGTACTTCTCGTACTCCAAACCAAAAAGAGCGTTAAGCCCCGGCAGGAGTTCCTTCAGCATTTGTGCGCGTGAAATAGCCATTGCTTAGTTCTCCTTAAACGCCGAGCTTGGTTTCATAGGCGTGGCTCAAAGGCAGGTAGGTAACGATACAGTCTGTAAACGCATCACCTACGGTGCTTGTTGGGCCATCTACGAAATCAACAACTCGTAATGGAAGTGTATTAGTCGTAGCAACAGATCCACCATCTAAGGCGTTTCTACTTCGACCGATTGAAGTTGATCCCGCAGTGCTAACTGCCGAGACATTGTTACCGAGGCCGGTCTGAGCGATAGCTTCGTCAGCCTGCATGCGGAATAACAACTTAGGATCATCTACTACATACGCCATAATGTCGTCTGCCGCAGTTGATGCGGGGTAGAACTGTGAGTATGTAGGTTGGTTGGTGGTTGGGTCAGTGTAGCTACAGCCGACAAAAATGCCGACAGTACCAGCAACTACAGAAGTAGTTACTGCGGCCTTTTCGACCGTACCTGAAGCAACCAGTTTAACAAAATCACCATAAAAAATTGCGGTATTGTAAGCGTTAGCAACCTTAATATGGCGCACTTTCCCGGTGAAAGAGCCTGACGCACTTAACGTGTCTACAGGTTCCGCCCCGGATGGGGTAGCTGATGTAGCCATTTGCAGTCTCCTTAGAGTTAGAGCCACCCCTCCATTAGGGGTTTAGCTCTTGCCAAATGTAGTTCTCGTACTGCGCTCGGGTTTCATGAGCGGCATACGAGGATCATTTTCACGCAGGAAGTTGTTGTCTACAGATTGCATCTGCTCTTGCGCCATCCGCTGATAGTACTGATCACGTTGTTCCATCTTCTCCTGAGGAGCACGACAGAGCAACAGTCCGCCAACTTCAATGTTTCCTGCAAACCGAGAGCCTACGTCTGATTGCAATTGCAACTCAGGGTAGTCTTCCGCTTTAACAGGTTGCCATCCCTCACGCATCATCTTCGATACGTTCGTGTTGTCTGACTCGCCTAGGGTACTGGTTCGTATCCATCGGTGAACCCATCCATCACGATAATCAGGGTCGGGCAAAATTGATGCTGGTATCCAGCTATCAGAGGGGCGAGACTCTTCTTCTCGCGTGGTCTTAGTTCTGGGGGTGCGCTCTTCTGCCATCACTTACGCTCCTTTATGAGTTGGTTGGCATATTGTTCGGGGGTTAAACCGAGACGCTTGGCGAGAGCGACTGCGGTGGACGATAACTGCACTTTGCGCGATTTTGCTCCGTTGCTTCGAGACGACGGAGCGACCACCGACGAGGGTCGCTGATTAGCAGTCGCAGTCGCGGTACGTCCATTAGTCCGCTCATCCTGCCAATCATATTCTGGAAAAGATGTACGCATTCGATTATCAATGTAATCGAAGTACTCCGAGGAGCTTGAGTCCATCCCTTGTTGTATCGCTGAGGTATGCGCGCCGTATGCCAGCGCTGTCATTTCCTCGTGCCCTTCCTTCATGAACCATTGGTTTTTCTCTGCCCAGTCTTTTGCTTCTGGACTCGGGTCCGGGGCTTGCTGACTTTGGGCTTGGGCTTGGGCTTGTTGGTTTTGGGCCGCGACTTGATGGGCGGCTCTTCTGGCAATTTCTTGTTGGTAAGCTTGTTGCTGATCGTACTGAGCACGCTGTTGAACTTGCTGACGATTGCTTGACTGATATCTTTCAGCTTCCGCAAACTCTGCTTGAGCGCGGTTGAGCTTTTCTTGAGAAGCGATGATTTCATCTGTATTCCCCTCCTCGTAAGCTTTACGGTATGCGGACCTAGCACTGTCTAATGCAACAGCCGCACGCTCTTTAACCTGTTCAACCAATGCGGCTTCACCGCGTGAGATGAGAGACTCCATCTCTTGATTCTTGCTGGCTACCTGTTGAGCATAAGTGATCGCTTCTTCCCGCATTTTCTCTGCGGACTCTCGATGTCTTCGCTCTTCGTGATAGTCAAACTTAAGCTTGTTAAGCCTCTTCTGAACTTTCTCAGAGTATTGACCAAGCTCCTCATCAGAGGACTCAGGGTCTTCAGGCTTGTCTGCTTTTTTTGATTTTGCTGGGCGACGGTCCTCTTCGGGGCGGTCGTCCATTACCTCAAACTCTACGTCGGACGCCTCTTCTTCCTTTGCTTTTTTGTCAAAGGTTGTCTTGACGCCAAAAAACTTATCTTCCGCAGAAGTTTCTTCTATGTATAGGTCGCTCTGATCGTCGCTCATGCCTTAACAATCCCCCTTGGATCTTGGACTACAGCCTCTACGCTGTCGTCGTTGATTAAACGAAACTCCTTACTGTGAACCTTAAAGCGCGTACCGGAATACGAGCGCATCAAGATAAAGTCTCCTTCTTTACAGTAGGGACCGTTAGGGAATCGCGTGGGGTCTGCGTAACAATCTGGGCCTAGCGATATAACCATACCGACAATGGACCCGATCTCTTCATCATGCAAAGCTTTGCTCGCCTTGATGATGCCGCCTTCGTACTCTTTCTCTGGCTCAGGCAGAGCAATTAAGATTTTATAGCCTCTCGGCTCTGGAAGTTGAGTAGCCACTTGGGCTTCTTCTTCACTCATACACACCTCGCACTGGGTAACGCCCAGAGTCGTTGCACTAGGAAAACGCCTAGAGTCGTTGCACCGGAAATGCGCCCGGAGTCGCTAGTCTTGATACCGGGCTTCTATGTCCAGTATCTCACGCTCGGCTAATGCCAATCCTTTAATAATCCCACAGCACTGCGTGTAGTCTGCGTGATCGTTGCAAGCACCGCCGCTAATATGATCGGAGATATCGTTCATGTGCTCTCTGATCTTAGATCGAATGTACTCAGTAACTGTTGATTCTTCAAGGCTCATTTATTACCCATTAAATCCTTAGCAATGTCAACGCCTAGTTTAGCACCAGCTATCTGCTCTTGGGAAGCAATACGGTCGCCCTCTAGCTGTTCTTGAGAGTTATCCTTTGCTATTTGAGCGCCAATCTTTGCCGTCTGTATCTGTCGATCTTGCTCAAGTCGTTGCTGATCTATCTGAGCTTTCACCGCAGACTTCTGCATATCCAGCTGAATCCTAGCCATCTCGGCCTCGGCCTTGCGCTGAACATCAGCTTGCTTGATCTGAAGCTCCTGCATTTGAATCTGGATCAGCGGATCTTGCATTTGCTTCTGCGCTTGCTCCATTTGCTTCTCACGCTGTGCCTTACCTGACAACTGAGCCGCCGCAGGAGCTACCAGCTGAGAGATCCTGTATTCGATGTCTTCCGGCAATGACTCGTCGGGAGAGGGTAATGGAACACCCAGCTCTTTCTCCACGCTCTGACGGTACTTGAATGCCAAGTGCTCTTGAACGTGGGCGGCAAGCTCTGCCTGTGCCTTCTTGGCGTTCGGACTCTTTGCCATAACCTCCATAACCTGCGGGTCTTGCAACAAACTCATGTGAGTCTGGATGTGAGCCTCGTGGTCTTGGTAGATAAATGCCTTTACTGGCTTGCTGTTCAATAGATTCATGTTCTCGCTGACCGGATCGGTCGGCTTCATGTCCGCTTCTGTTGGAACAATCTTATCAGCGTCGCGAATACCTAGCACTTCTAGCATTTGTCTATGCAATAGTGGTAGGTCGTACATTTCTGGGGCTTGCACCGCCAATTGTAGCGCCGCTTGGTACTGCATAATGCGCTGTGCCATTGTTCCTGCGTTAGGATCACTGACCGGAATTATGTCAACGCGGTCATCGAAGTCTTCTGGCAGGATTTGCTCGCCTTTGGTGGCGTATGGGTACTGTTCTGGCCCAAAATCGCGCACGATGTGGGTCAAAATACGCAATTCAACGCGCATTGAGGCGTGTAAACGCGCCTGAACCGCGCTCATCACCTTCATTGACCGCTCTAGTAGGGCAAGAGTCGTGCCAACAGGCGCTTCTGCGTTCATATCGGCGGCTCTTACGTCGCCTGCGGACGCAAATCGGCGTCCTTCCTCTACAATGTCGCCCATTAGCTGGTATAAAACGTTACTTGGCTCTTTGTAGGGCAAGAAACTGATGTTATCGCGGATCGCGCCACCCGGAACGTCCACATCTCGGAACTCTCCGGGCATAATTGGGGTGTCATCACCCTTAATTCGCAGTCCTCTGGACTTCAAGCCACCCGGAAGGTTGGATAATGTGCCCGCATCTACCAATTGACGGAGCAATGAGGTCGCAGATTTAGCCAATCCACCAATCATGTGGATCAAACCAAAGCCATAGAACCCCAATCCGGGCATGTACTGGTAGTGAACGAAGTGTTCACGCTTTAATTTCTTTGGATCGTCCTCATACCAGTTACGTCTAATCGACAAAATGGTACGTGACGACTGATCAATAGTGACAACGTAGGGTAGTGCGATCCCTGTAGGCTCTCCACCCTCGGTGTCTTCAAATCCATCAAGATCTAGGTTGACGTGCATCTCCAAAAGAGTGTGCCGGTCATCGTAATCGTAGCTACTGGAGTCACCCGTTAGCTCGTTGTACTTTCTCTCGACTGGATCTACGTCAGGAGAAGGGCTTGGTAAGTCTATATCAACAAAGAACCCAGACACCTGTAGCTTGCGGATGTCGTTACTGCTCTTCTTCATAACATGAGTAGAGCGCTCACACGTCGTCAAATCAGACGCGCCATAACTAACAACGAAATCCTCAGCAGGGACGAACATACTGCACGGTCGTCCTAGGCTTGGATCGTAATACACCTTACGAAACGCACTGCCTGCCAGCGGTAAAGAGAACAGCATCTTCTCAGTCTCTGAGCGATACTCTGTCATCTTTTCTGTTAGCAAATAATTTAGGTAGTCCTGAACACGCTCCGCTTGCTTTTCCTTGTCAGCATCAATGTTGCCAACAATAGAAGTCTTAACGGGACCACGAGCCGGGAATATTTCTTGGATGGATTGCGACTGGAATCGAATAACTGATTCTGTCAGCAGGGGGTGGAATACGCCACACGCGCCATCCCAAGGCGTTGTACGGTCTTCGTGCTTAAGCCCTAGTAAGTCTAGACCCTTAACATAAGAACGCTCCCAGTCGGCTCTGCTTTCCTTGTCAGAGCGAAAAGAACCTACCAGCTCAGACGCAAGAGAATCAAGATCACGATCATCTATGGCTTCTGCCAAATTATCATCATGACCCAGTCCAATCATCTCGCCCATATCGGGATCGAAGTCGATTAACATCCCGCCATCAGGCGTGTTAATACCTACCTGCTCAGGATTAACAATCTCAACTTCGATTTGCTCGCCTTCTTCTAAAGGCTCACCCATTAGGGCGCGATCAATAGCCATCAGCCGTTCTTAGTAAACGTCTGCTGACGTGCCGCACCGCATCCGCGCGCTTTTCCTGTTCCACCGCCAGCGGCCATTTTAGGCATTGTCTTTCCACCTTTAAAGTAGCCCTTGGTCTTCATTACCTTGCCGCCCTCAGACATTTTACCTTCGCCATCAGCCGCAAAGAATGGAACCTCTTTTCCCTGCTTATTAGTGACCATTGGTAGCTTTCCGCCAACCTTCATGCCTTTTGGCTTCATCGTTTTGCCGCCAGCACTGTAGCCTTTAGTTTTCTTCATCGGGGTCTCCTGCGTACATGTTGTCGAACACCTGATTCACATCCAGTGTGTAATCAAGGTCTGACTTACTGTAATGAATGTGTTGCGAAGGCCTAAAGTCAGG